TACCATAAGCAGTCTTGGAGTGAAGCGCGCGGATAACCACTTGCGAAAGCATGCCGCCGTGAGGTTGGTCAACCCTCTAAGGCTGTTTATTTTTTGGGGGGTACTTTGTGAAAGAATTAACAGGTAAATTGGGCACGTATCTTATGACCGATGACGGTTACTACTTGGAGAAGCCTGACGGCGTGCATTGGTATTGCAATGACCTAGTTGAAACAGGACAACGTATGTTGTATGTTTGTGGCGGGCGTGGTATTGGAAAAACATATAACCCGCGCCTTACCGCAATGGACCAATTTATGATACCGGCTGAAGAGTTGTGCAATGCGGACCCGAAACAAGTTGAGAAAGCGCTTGATGCAGGGGAAGTACACCGCTTTGTTTATATGCGACGTCGTGACAAAGAGATTCAGCTTGAAAAGCGGAAGATGTTTTCACGTTATCCGTACGATATCCGCAAGAACTGGAAAGTAAACAAAGGCAACATCGTCACCTATAAAGGTATGGAAGCCGGGTATATGATAGATTTGGACCATGTGCGCGGTGCGGGTATTGATTTTGCGAATGTGAATACTGTCATCAACGATGAGTTTATCTCACACAAGAGCGGGGCAAATGCGTACCTTCCGAATGAGTATCAGGTATTTCAAGGTGCAGTGGATAGCATTATACGTTATGATAACAATACCCGCGTGTTTGCGATGAGTAACGCCGTTTCAGTCTATAATCCTTATTTCTTAAATGAGGGATATATGCCGACGGGGCAAAAGATGTGGCAAAATCCCGCGCGTCACGTTGCAGTCGAATGGTGTGAAACAAGTAAAGAACTTATTGACGAACGCAAAAAGAGTTGGTTTGCAGAATGGACTGCAGGTACAGAATATGGTGACTTTTCACTCTACAATAAAGCTTTGCGTGACAACGAAAACTTTATTAAAACGAAAGGTCGCTATGCGGTGTTGCGTTATATGTGGCGCGTTGATGACCGCCTTTTCGGCATTTGGTATGATAAATACAGCAATGACGTTTTTTTCAGTGAAAACACGGGCAACAAAAACGTAGAATGTTTTGAAATGTCGACAATTGATAAAGAGTACGGTACGAAATCCCGTCGTGCGTTTATGACAAGCTATGCGGGTGGTAATCTTGTTAATCGTCTTGATGAAGGGCATGTATTTTTTGAGAGTCAACTTGCAAAGCAAGCATTTTTCACCGTTATGAAAGGAAATTTCTAATGCGTTGCACAATGTTGGACTACGGCGTAACAGAGGCGCATATTTATAATCAGGAAGTAGAGATTCCGACCGTACACGACTATACATCAGGCCCTTATACCGTGATACCCTTTTCAAACTTTTTGATATATATGCCATTTAAGGGATACTATCAAAATGAAAACGGGTTGACGGTTTTGTACGATGAAACCAACACTAAGCGGATGATTCTATCAGCGGGTAATGATGTGTATTTGATTGCACCTAATGTGACAGTAGAAAAAGGCACGCCTTTCATCTTATGTGGATTAAGCGGCAATACATGGTATTCCAAAGTTACAGAGCTTGGTCTTGTTTATAGCTATTACGGCAACGGCTTTACATTTGCGTTATACGATATAGAAGAGAGCTCTATTTTTCCCGACGGTGTGCTAGGCGGTGTGCAGTCGATTCAAGGCACCGCACTTCCTTACAATTCGCAGGTGTTGATTTATTACCATCGTTTACGCAGTGAAAATGACAACAATCCAAATGCGATGATTCGTGAGCGTGGCACAGGGGCTCTACCCGGCGAATACAGTAACACATATCTTGATTTCGTACAATGGTCCACTAGCCAAATAACCAAAAAAGCGGTGAGTGATACCGAAGCGTCTTTTCAATTTATATTTGCGTGGTATACAGCAAAATCGAACTATCAAAAGAGTGTTCATAGCGTTGATGTTCCTATCCATTATAGCAAATACGGCAACCCGTTAATTCCCGAAGAAGCGCCTGCAAGTGTTCCCATGATGTTTCGTGTTCATCCAAGCACAAAGCAAATCACATCACTTACATCGTTCGCCCCCGTATTCGACGAGTTTAATTTATCGTGGTACACATCTCAGAATTTATACACAAGCGGATGGCGGGTTTTGCAATCTACCATCAACTTTTCAGGCGACTGGAAAACGCATGGACAGGCAGACGGCGGCTTTAATTTTGGCATGACCGATTTTACGTATAGCATTTCGGGTTTTGATAAGCTTGCCGTTTTTGTTGCCCCCGAAAGTGCATACATTGAAAAGATTCCGCATCCAGGCAAGGCGAATATTTTGCTTTTGGACAAAGCCGCCGGGGTTGATGAAATCAAAGAATATGATTTGCAAACAAGCTTATCCGATTCGTTGTTTGTCCATATAGATACAAACCCTGTACAATATGTTAAAGTTTGGCGTGGCATTACTTGCAGTATTGCGCGTTATATGATGGAAATCGATACCGACAGCGAACATTATCCACCTTCCGATTTTTCCGATATTGACTTACGTGGCGGGTTGCAATGGGGCTCTTTTGGAATACTTGAATGGACCCCGAATGCCGCGAATTATGATACATCCGGTGAACCCGATATTATTCCTATTTTGTTTCTATTGAGCCGCATCGGTAAATTCCCGTTAAATTTTTAACGAATGGTATTGACAAATATTTAACGAAGTGCTATTTTAATTATAAAGTAAATAGTAGGAGGTTTTATATGTATCTTATCATCGTTTTGGGTTTCATTGTGTTTGATGTCGTGACGGGCCTTATCAAGGCCGGGTATAATGGCAGTTATAATTCTGCCATTATGCGACAGGGTGGTTTCCATAAAAGTATGGAAGTTATGGCGATGGCAGTTGCCTATTTTGTTGAGTATGTTGTTGCATATATCAACATGGGTGTCGATGTTCCTGCTGTTCCCGCCGTAACGGTCTACATTTGTATTATGGAGCTTATTAGTATTCTTGAAAACATTTGCGCAGTAAATCCTCAGATGTGTGCTCTATTCAAGCCCTATCTGGACAAGTTGAAAGGCGGCAACGATGCGTCGAAGTGATGGTGAAGTAGTTCTGGAATGGCCTCTGTTAAACCATATCATTACGGCTGGCTGGACTTACAATAACGGTTCAGCCCACAGGGCATTGGATTTCCGTGCAATGGTTGGAACGCCTGTCTATGCGTCTGAATCCGGTACGGTTGACCAAGTGCAATACTGGAACGGTAAAAGCAAAACCGGAATGCAGAGTTATGGTAACATGGTGCGAATCCGTCACAGCCCCTACAAGGGCAAAAATCTTCAAACGCGCTATGCGCATTTGAAAACAATCCTCGTAAAGAATGGGCAGACGGTCAACGAAGGTGACCTGATTGGCTATTCCGGGGAAACGGGCAACTGTTACGGAGAACACTTACATTATGAGGTACTTTATAACGGCACCCGTGTTAATCCTTTAAGTTGGCTTGATAAAAATTTCACAACTGCCAACGCAAGCGTGGCAAAACACCTCGGGTCTTATCAGAGTGTGGAACGTGAGAAAGAGAGCGCCCCTTCTAGCGGCGATTATATTAAGATTCACGCAACCGGCTCCGATATGGCAAAGCTGTTGGAGTTGTGCAATTCTCTCAAGTTGACATATACACGCTCCGAAAGTTGAGGTGATTGAATGACGCGTGAAGAGGTTGTTGAGCGAGTCTCTGCCGCATTGAATTCGCTGGACGAATACCTTGCAACCCTGGACGGTGAAGCATTGACTTCCGCCGGTGATGTTGTGGCAAGCGTTCGCGAAAATCTTAAAGACATCGCGGATTCCGTGCCTGACATTGAGTATGTAGCAAAAAGCGACTATGACAAAGTGAAAGAAGCTTACCGCGCTATGATTGCAGGCCGAGAGCCGCCCAAAGTTCCCGATGACGTAACAGAGACCGTTGAGACCAAAGAAGAGACAACCGAAGAGACCGACCCGAAAGAGTTGGAAGACCTTATTTATGATTCTTAAGAGGTGATTTATATTGGCTAGTAAAGCAACCCCCGAAGTTCAGGGCTTGGCACGTGCGCAGGCCGCATATAATGCGATGTCTGCAAATGTTCAGGCGCTGATTCCCGAACCGACTGCCGATAATGCTGCCGAATTTTTCGGCGCTATCCGCAAGTATGACCCGAAGTTCAATGAGTTTGGACCTGCCCTTATCAATGCGGTTATTACCGGCACTGTAAAGGCATCCGAAGCAAAGAACCCGCTGTCCAACGTTTACAAGGAAATGCGAGAATACGGCTACACGGTCGAAGAGATTTTCGCAGATAAATTGCAGGTGGTTGACTGGACCGCGTGTGACACTTCAACGTATGACGATGTGTTCGGCGTTGAACCGCCCCGCGTTTACACGAACTTCCATTCCATCAATTTCCAGAAGCGCGTAAAGGCATCCATCTCTAACGTACTCTTGAAGCGTGCTTTCAACTCCTATGAGGGCTTTAACGACGTTGTGAATGCCATCCAGCGCACCCTCGTCACTTCTATGATTGATGAGGAATCGAAGGCAAGCACTAAGCTGTTTGCACTGTCGCACGCCGGCGGATTTGCTTACCCGGTCAAAATCAACAGCAACATCACATTGCCGCAGGATTCCGGTAAAGTTTATCTGGACGAACCCGCATTGAAGTACAATGCGGCGGTGGAACAGGAAATCGTTCACAATTTCGGCGTAGGTGCTTCCCGTGATTATAACTGGATGGGAGTTTCTCAGCTTACCGATATTAGCCGCGTGCTTTTTATCTCTACCCCCAAATACTTGACTTCTCAGAATGTTGGCGTACTTGCCGCCTCGTTCAATATGGATAAGACCGAATTTTTGGGCCGTGTCATTGAGGTAAAAGACCTCGGAGGCGCAGAGAAAGACGGTGCTATTGGCTTTATCGTGTCGGAAGACTGGTTCCAGATTTGGTTGCAGTCTCGTGAGATGACGCAGATTTACAACCCGGTTAAGCGTGTGTGGAATTTCTGGTATTTCACTGATGGCACCTTCTCTACTTCTCTGATGGAAAATTGCGTGGAGCTGGTGGATTCTATGAAGTCTATCACTTCCGTGACCATTACCGCAGGGCAGAAAGCCGCAAAATGCGCAAGTACCGAAATTGTGGCAAAGGTTGTAAACGGCGGCGAAAAAGGTGGCTGGTCTTCCAAGCTGAATTGGAGCATCACTGGCAACAATTCCAAAAAGACCTTCATCAGCCCTTCCGGCATTCTCTATGTCGGAAATGACGAAACCGCAAGCACTATTTCCGTCACGGCTACGAGCGCACAGGACCCGTCCAAAACGGATACCAAAGATGTGACCGTTACCGCTTCTTAAACATCGGCGGGGGCAACCGCCCCCGCTTTATTTTTTGGAGTGAAGATATGCCTTTAATTAAACCGATGACCGACGTACATTTCTTGTCAAATGCTCCGGTCGATTATCAGATGAATAATGTTCTCTGGCTGGCAAGTGAGCAAGAAGAAGCTACATTTTTCCTGTCTAAAACAAAGTTCAGTTTTGACAACTGCCGTGCTGTTAATAATGACGGTGACCCGTGGGAAATTACCGTACCCCTTACAGATGGTTCAACGCTTGATGATTACTACAATTGCAATTATCTTATGTGGCGTAACCCTCAGTTTTCGAACAAGTGGTTTTATGCCTATATCGGCACCCCGCGTCCAGCGTCTGCTGGAAGTGTTACCGTACCTTTTCAGATTGACTATTGGCAAACGTGGCATTGGTCTTGTGAATTCCCCGCAACTATGGTGCGACGCGAGACGGTGAAGGATGATACGATTGGCGCGAATTTAATTGAAGAGAATGTTGAAACCGGGGAATTTGTCATCTCCCCCGCTGATATTGGCACCACCGCATACACTGGTATTGGCACCGATATCATTGAGGAAAGTGGATGGGATACGACACCGTGCGTTCTCATTGCGTACACGTACAAGCCGTCCGAAACCACAACGGCAACCGACGCTGGCACCTATATCATCAATGCAATAAAGGACGCCGCCGGAAGTTTCACTTATAATCTTAAAAACATTGCCCCTTCTTTTGCAGGTGGACGCTTCCAGCAGGGCATTTATCAAGCTTGTAATTTTATCGCTTTTGAGGTTGACACGACCGACCAAGATAAATTAAATACCGCAATCCAGACTATCAATCTCTATTTGCAAAAACTTGTCGATGGTGTGATGATTCAGAGCGTGCAGGTTCTCCGAATGATTCCAAAGTTTATGGCACCTGCAAGTGGAGTTCAGCCTATCAATTCCGCTTACCCTCGTGTAAATAACATCAAAGGCAAAGCAAGCCCGGCAACGTTTGGCTCGTATACTCCTAACAATAATAAACTCTACACTCAGCAGTTTAATTATTTGGTGATTGACAACGGTTCGGGTTCTCAGATGGAAATGGGGTATGAGTATTTTAATGGAGATGCTTCTCAAAGTATTCCGGCGCACACCCCTACGTTCCGTCTATATTCTCAGTTGTCGAATTCCCCTGCCTGCCGTCTTATTCCGTACAGTTACAAAGGCCCGATGGCTCGGGAAAACCCGCTTTATTCATTGGAATTGAACACATATCCGTTATGCAGTTACAGCTATAACGAAATGCGTGCGGACTATTTTGCAAATCAAAACAGCTATGCGGTACACGGCATTCGCAATACAGTGAACCTTGCTACAGGTTTGGTTGGTGGAATTGCTTCTACCGTAACAGGCGCAGTAACCGGTGGGCTTGCGGGTGCGGTTTCCGGCATTGCACAGATTGCAAATACTGCCCTTGATGCAGCTGATGCGATTGCAAAGCAAAAGGACCGCGCACGCATTCCGAATGAAGTAGTTGGCCTGTCTGATAGCAATATTCAATTTGCAATTGGGCGTATGTCTTTTATTGAATATCGTATGCAGGTGCAGTCGTATTACGCCAAAATCATTGACAATTATTTCACAGCATACGGATATGCAATCAACGACATTAAAAAGCCCGAACTGAATACACGCACCCGCTTTAATTTCATCTGGACGCAGGGCGCAAATGTCCTCGGTGACCTGCCCACAGAGGCAAAGAATGTCATCAATCAGCAAATGGACGCAGGGCTCCGAATTTGGCACGACCCGTCCGCGTGGATGGATTACAGCGTAAAAAATACCATTAAGGGGTGATTAAGTGAAAAAAGCAAATTATTACCGCAAAGCGCAAGCCGATATGGAAGACACTTGCATTTATTACGTAAATCGTGCGCTTGAAATTTTCCTGAACCGTGTTACGTATGAATGTGAAGACCCCGATGCCCTCAAATATTTTGACCCGTCGTACGCCGAACGCTGCATTTTTTATGATGGCCGCGATACGGTTTGGTTTGATGAAATCCTTGGTTCTTACCGTTGCGGAAACGTTTTGCCGGGTGGAACGTTCGACATCTATGGCAACCCGACAGAGTGGTCCAGTTGTCCGGCAAATGGAACGGGCGTTACCTATCTTAAAGACACGAATGCTGTTATTATATACGACACGGTGTGCAAAAGTTATCCGGGTGCAACGGCGACACCTATTGTTCCCTATCTTATGGTGTTGCACATTGTGCAGGATATGGCACAGTTGCATACGGCCCGTAATCTCAACGTGAGCTCTCTTTCTTGTCCTATCATTATTTCTGGCACAGAGGCACAGCAGCTTTCTTTGCAAAATCGTATCAAAGAAATTAGCGTTGGCACCCCTTATATTTTCGTGGCGGTAGATAGCAACACGGGCAACGAAATCAAGGCAATGAACACCGAATGTATCAATAACATTTCGACGTTTTCAAATGAGCTTGATAAAGAATGGTCTGAACTCTTAACCTATCTCGGCACAAACAATGTAAATGTTGTCAAGGCCGAACGCGTCACTGATGATGAAGTCAACGCGAATAACGAACAAATCACAATGAAAGCAAAAGCAGTCATTAAAGCACGCCAAGACGGTTTCGATAAACTTGCCGCAATGGGATATCCGAAAGTAACGGTAAAATGGCTCGGCGGGTCTACCGAAAACAGCGCGGAAGTATTTGATGACAACGGGCTTCCGTTAGATGAAGAAGATGAAAAGACCGAACCGAATGTTTCGGACGGCGGAAAGGGTGGAAGCGATGGCAGTAGCAACAGTGCGTCTATGTGACTTGATTGCATCCGGGTATCCTTTTGCTGAAAAGGCATTGAGTAAATACCCGGCTCCCTCTGACAGTGTGCGAGAAGAAATCAACAGCGCAATTCTTCAATATTACTGGACCCGTGAAATCGGTTTTCAGACCCCCGACGAAATGGCCCAAAAGATGGATTTTGCAATGCGTGCTATCATGCCCTATTATAATACACGCCGTGCGATTGACGCTTTGGACGTTGGTGCGAATCCATTGCAGAGCTATGAGGAAACTCTGGAAACCATTATGGAAGGTACACGCGAGAGCACGGGAACAACTCAGGGCAATAACAGTGATTCACGTACTACAACCGACGAACGTACTGGCCAAGACAAGCGCGATGATACTACCACCACAGAAAGTAGCGGGTCCACTAGCGACACAAACGGGGAACACGGATACGATAAACATTACGTGTTCCCGGTTTCCGGTAATTCCGGTGATGGTACAGGCGATACCGGCGGTATGGACGACAATTATGCCTCAGAGGGTAACAGCAACCGTCGCAACAGTACGAGTGAAGGCTCTCACAGCGATACAGGTACTACAACCGTCGCGGCGACTGCAGCACGAACCGATACCGGCAAAACCGTAGCAAGTGGAAGTGGCGAACATGCTGAAACCCGCAAGGAAACCGGAAAAGATGGTAGTACTACAAACACTACCCGCAAGGGCACAACGGAAGCAAAATTCCGCCTGCTTGCCGCTTACCGTGAAGTGATTGAAAACATTAACATGATGATTGTAAAGGACCCCGCAATTGCGCAGCTCTTTTATAGTAACTACTCTTAAAGAAGGTGATACAATGGATGTGAACATTGAGCCTTGCAAGGTTCCTTGCCCCGTCATCCCGCCTATTCCTTATCCGCCTCACGATACACCCGGTACAGGCCCGTTATACAAAGACACCGATGAAAATTTCAAAGAATGGAGTGATTCCTATGCTTCCTCTTCCGTTTCTTCCGTATGAAGGTGGACCGACTATTATTGAGTGGTTAAATCAGATTTGTCAAAAGTTTAACGAACTCTTGACGGCGGTAAAGAACGTCCGCGAACTTCCGCCGGGTGGCACTCACGGGCAGGTTGCAACGCCGAAAGAAGATGGCTCCGGTTACGAGTGGGTGAATCAGAGCGGCGGTGGCGGTGGTGGTGGTTCGGATGATTTGTGGTATCCGACCGTTACAACCGCCGGGATTATCTCGTGGGCAAAGTCTAGCACCACTACACCTCCAGCCTCTCGTAACATCAAAGGACCGAAAGGCAATGATGGTACGCCCGGTACACCTGGTAAAGATGGTGTGAGTCCAAGCGCAAGCGTTGTCCAGACCGAAACGGGTGCAACTATTACCGTCACGGATGCAAGCGGTACAACTACGGCAAAACTTAAGAACGGAACGCCGGGTGCAGACGGTGCTCCAGGTGCGCCCGGTGCGCCCGGTGCACCTGGTAAAGATGGGATTACGCCTACTTTTGAGGTAGGCACTGTTACAAAGCTCAGCCCTGACGCAGAACCCACGGTCACTCTTGAAAATGTCGGTGGCGGTCTATACATGATTGACTATGGTATCCCGCAAGGGCAACCCGGCACGCCCGGTGCGGGCTCCGGTGACGTTGTAGCCGCTGGAAACAACGTATTTACAGGCACCAACCACTTTGAAGGCTTAACGGTTCTTGGTGAGACTCACGCGAAAACCCCGACCAATAACAAAGATGTCACAAACAAGCTCTATGTTGACACGCTTGCGGGTAATACCAAAACTAGCGCCGTCACGGAAGCAGACGAACACACGGACAACAAAATCAGTTCGCTCCGAACGCTTCCAGCAGGTGGTACAAGCGGCCAGGTCCCTACCATTGCAAGCGATGGCGAGTCTGTTGAATGGAAGACGCCGTCCGGTGGTGGCGGTGGTGGCGGCGGTGGCGTTGAATGGGTGGAAGTAACGCTCTCACAGACGGGTAGTACTTGCCTCAACATTGATAATCTTAAATTGTGGTACGATAAAAACGACCATCAACATTTGAAATTTGAGGGGTATATTTGGGCGACCTCTGGGGATTCTTCCTTTCTGCATATTACAATGCCTGATAATTTCTCCGCTGTCGTATCTGATATGTGGGTGCCTTTACTCGCACTAGCAGGAACAGACACTTCTTCAATGACTACTGTTGCCTTGTATGTGAAGTATGATGTCATACATCGTTTGCGTATTTACCCTAGTGGCGCTCGTACTACTTATTGGCTTGCTAACAGTCGCTACGCCGTTGGTTCTGAAATCTATCTTAACCCGTCTCAACTGATTCAGAGCAACAGCGATGAAGTCAATGATGACATCAACATCCATACCGGTGATGACGCAGGAACGCAACACGCTGAAGAATACTAAATGTTCCACGTGGAACATTAAGAAAAGCCCCTCTCGTTTGAGAGGGGCTTTCTTTAATTCATAAAATGCGTAAGGGATTCTATATCATTCACCAACCAAATCCCAAAAGTACGCGGACGTATCAGCGAACGGGATGAACTTTACGTATCCGTCGGAAGTATCAAGCGTACCGCCCAAAGTGCCAAGGGCCTTGAAGAACTTTTCAAGATAGACGGTGTTCAACGCAAGTCTTCCATCCTGCTCAAAGGACTCAACCGGCCAACCGTTCATCACAATCTTACGCAACTTCTTCTTGCATTCGCTCAGCCGGTCATCGCTGTAAAAGTCGATGGTTTCGGTTGACTCATCGTCAACCCGGCAAGTGAGGGAAATCACGCAATCGTGCTGGTATTCAGGCTCAAGGATGATGTCATCGCTGAACATAAATGGAAGCAACCATGCGAGCGCGTCGTTGATTATACGCTCACATTCAAACACCGGCACCGGTTCGGCGTTGAAAGCCTCATCGGGGATGGACACATCTGCGGGCACCGTGATAGGCTTGAAGTCAACAGGACCCGGGATAGTAGAGGTTGCAGGTTTCCAAAAATTCTTTTTCATAACAATAGCTCCTTTTATTTACTTGAAACGTTTTCCGTTTCACTGTCTATATTGTACCGCCTTTGTTAGGCGTTGTCAATGGATTTGGACTTGTTAAATAAATAACTTACTTCATATGGCCTGAAATGAGGGATGCAATCAGTTGAGCATAATCGCTATGCCTTTTCACTTGTTCTTCAGGTGCCATCATAAAATATTCCAACAGGAGTTTGAATCCTGCTTGGCGGGCGTCGAACGACTCTTCATTTTCTTCATCATCTTCTTCATGCTCGCAAGTCGTTTCTTCATCCCTTGTAATCCACCCTTCAATCCACGCTGTTGCAACAAACACTGTTGCTACAGGCGATGGCGCTACACATTCATCAGAATGAAACCAGAAACATGATTCCTCCCCTGTATCATTATTTATACACATCATATCGGGAATACAATAAAACGGCGCTCCGGTTAAATCATCAAACATTTTTGTGATAATATTACTCGAAAACTCTGACCTTTCAAACGAATTTGAGGAAACTTCATGAAATTTATTATCTTTACCGTGCCCTGTAATACATATACAATACATAATCAATCCCCCTTTTGCAGTTTCCGAATCTCTTCCCGCAACTTCATATTCTGCTGTTGCAGTTTGAAGATTCGTTCAGTGTTTGCACTGATTTTGTCTTGACGCTTCTTGATTTCCTGAATAATGTCCATTGTTATCATCTCACAACTTCTTGATTACAACTTAAAGTGTTTCAATTGCCCCGCAATTGCGGCAGCAAGATAACCATACCATGAACGGTGACCCTCAGTGTCTTTATGCCAAGCTTCAGCCATCCGCTGAATCTGTCGAACCGTGGACATTCCGCCCATTGCTTGTCCGCTTGCATTCAACTCTTGAACCGTCTCAACAATTTGGTCACTCACGAGCCAAGGATGCGTAAGCGAACCGTAGATAGAAACCCAATAGCCAAGTACAATCTTGTCTTTTTTCGTGAGAGGTGTCGCCATACTGGAAAAGAAATCCGAACCAGATTCTCCCCGGTCCGTGAATGCTTTATCAACACTGTCGATATACTCACGGCGTCCGCGTGCTGTTGTCATCGGACTACGCACGAATTGCACGAAATCGTTTACAATCTCTTTCAGGTTTGCAGATGGTGGAAGGTCTTCCGGCATAACTGGAAAAGAATCACCCGGAATGCCTTGATAGATGAGACTTTCATACATCATCTTCAAAACACCGACCGCTTCTTGATACCCGCCAAGGTCGCCAAGCCCTTCTCGTTCCATCTCACGCATGCGTGAATTGACCTTGCGTACAAGTGAAATGTACTTCTTTTCAAGTGCAGTGCGCTTCCGTACTTCACTCTTTACACTTCCCTGAATAGGACCATAAAATTTGGTGATGTCCTTGTACTTATTCGCAATGGATAAAACCTTGTCAACATTCTTGCCATGCAAGTACGAGAGCTTTTCAGGAAGACGGTTCTTGCCAATGGCCGCAAGTTCTTGCTGAAAGTGCTTGCCGTCTGTATTGACAGTGCCAAGGCGCAACGCTTGAACGAGACGTTGGTTGATACGCTTTGCAAGAAGCGTGTATTCTGTATCTGTCATAATGCTTACTCCTTTTCCTTGTGACTTTATTATATAACATATCGAACGTAATGTAAATAATAGTTATTTTTTTAACAACCTCAGTATTCAGCACAAAGAGCCTGCGCACTCTTGATGCGGTTGTCGTATTCGTCTGTCATACCAAGGTTATAGGTGGTAGGTTGAAGAGCCGTCGCGTGCTTTTGATTGATGGTCTCAGTGTTTCCAAGGTAATCGGTTAGAGTGATTTTCGGTTGGTCATCAAGATAATACCGAATCATGCGACCGCTTGTATGATATCCCCAAGACGTACCTTTACGCTTTCCACCTGCACATTCAGGCTCTAAACGAAACTCTTCAATGCGTTCGATGGCATCAAACTTGTTCGCAATGCCCTCTTCTGCTTCCCGCTTTTTATTCCACACGGCCTTCTTCTTGTTTACACCGGATACCGTGATTTCAAGTTCGCCATCTTTTTCAACGGCGTACTTTTTAGCACCGTAGGTTATAAACTTGTCATAGCGACCTTCATAATCAAATTCCCCAAGGTGTGCAAATTTAGAAGGGTCGATTTTATGAGCCTTGCACGCATTGGCAATCTTCACGGCAACCTCTGCATTGTAATCCTTGACGTATTCCCGCGCCGCATCCGCGTAATCTTCCGCAATCTTCATGCTATCGGTATCATCATAAATAATACCCTCATCAAGCGCGATAATGGCACGCCATAAATTACGCCGTGCGTATGCAGATACCCAAACACCCCATGCAAAATTCAGCAACGGGTGACTATTCACTTCATTTAACTTCTTTTGCATATCAAAGCGTTGTTTATTGTACCATTCGTCATCAGTCATATCTTCATACGGCTCGTACGGCACCCATCCGCTATGGTCTCCGCCGTCATAATTATAGTCGTACTCAACAGGGTCAGTCACATATTTTGTAACTGCCATGCCATAACAACCGTTAATGCATTGTTTAACATATTGACGGGAAGCTTGCAACACTGCAAGCCGTTCGGTTTCTTGCGCAGATAGAATGCCTTTTGCTTTCAGAGCTTTAATTTCAGCGCCAAGCTTTTCCTTTTGCTCAAACAAACGCGCCAACAAATTGATAAGCTCTTTCGGAAGATATGCCTTGCGTGCGCGTTTCAGACCCAAAACTTCAACATCTTCCATTTTATATGCTTCTTGTATGGTCAACCAATCCTGTTCTGTTATCCATACTTCACACATATCAACCTTGTACACGCGCCCGTTGTCTTTTTCAACAACCGCACTCTGTAAATCAAAGTCTACACATTTGCTCACGCTTAAATAGGTGTTCTGTAACTTGCTCTTCACACCCCAAAGACGCAAATGCATTATATACGCGTAGTTGTCAATGTCAAGATGATAGATGTCATCTTCAACTTCATAGAACCGGGATGACGGATACTTTTCCATGACCATTACGGCAGGATAAGAACTCTTGAAGTCGTAACTGTCAACATTGAACATCATAACCCCGGCATAATGCGCATTCGCATGAGTATATCCACCTTGATAACAAAGCACTAACTCTCTGTAATCGTCAATGCTTGTTTCGCACATACGAGATATACGATGATACCAATCATTCATCGCACACCAAGGATTTTGGGGGTTGCGTGATATAAT